GCCGGCCGCTGATGAACTGGTGCGTCGGCAACGCGCGAATTGAAGACCGTGGCAACGCCATCATGGTGACGAAGGCGGCCTCTGGAAAGGCCAAGATTGACCCCCTGATGGCGCTCTACAACGCGGTGTCTCTGATGGCGCTGAACCCGGCAGGAGCCGGCAAGAGTTTCTGGGAAACCGCATGAACCTGTGGCCATTCAACCGAAAAGCGAACGAGGACGGAAGCGTCCGGCATTCGCTGGACCTGTTCCGCCTGTTGCAAGGCTGGATGGCCACCAAGAGCGGCGCCAGCGTCTCCCATTCGTCGGCGCTTGAGGTGTCGGTGGTGCTGGCGTGCGCTCGCGTGATTGCCGAGGGTGTGGCCCAGGTGCCGTTCAAGCTCTACCGCCAGCAGGGCGACCAAATACAGCCGGCGCGCGATCATCGGCTGTATCAGTTGCTGCATTTGCGCCCGAATGACTGGATGACCAGCTACGAACTGCGCGAGCTGATGGCAATGCACGCGTCCATGACCGGGGACGCGATCTGCTTTTTGAACCGGATTGGCGGCGAAGTGGCGGAGATCATCCCATTGACGCCTAAAGATGTCACATGGGAGCAGAAATCCGATTACGGGATCGTCTACAAGGTCACAGCGCCAAGCGGCGCGCAGCAAGAGTTCCCGCAGTCGGCCATTTGGCATGTTCGCGGCCCGAGCTGGGACGGTGTGAGCGGGCTGGACATTGTGAAGTTGGCCAGAGAGTCGATTGGCCTGGCGATGGCCACCGAGCAGGCGCACGCCAAGATGCATTCGGAAGGCTCGCGCATCAGCGGGGCGTATTCGGTCGAAGGGAATTTGACCGAGGAGCAGTACAAGAAGATGCGGACCTGGCTTGACAAGGAGTATGGCGGGGCCAAGAACGCCGGCAAGATCATGGTGCTGGACCGGGCGGCGAAATTCCAGCCGCACAGCATGACGGGGCTTGATGCGCAGCATTTGGAGACCCGAAAGTTTCAGATCGAAGAGATTTGCCGTGCTTTCCGCGTCATGCCGATCATGGTGGGCTACTCGGACAAGACAGCGACCTACGCCAGCGCAGAGCAGATGTTCCTGTCCCATGTGGTTCACACGCTTTCGCCCTGGTACGTGAGATTTGAGCAGTCTGCCGAGGTGCAGCTTCTGAGCGCGGGAGACCGGAAAAACGGCTACTTTGTGAAGTTCAACGCAGCCGGGCTCATGCGCGGGTCGCACAAGGACCGCAGCGACTATTTCGCCAAGGCGCTGGGGTCTGGCGGGTCACCGGCATGGATGACCCCAGATGAGGTCCGCGCGCTCGAAGAGCTGAACCCGATGGGCGGCGATGCGGCCCGCCTGCCGGTTGCAACCAATGTGCCTAAGCCGGCACCAGAAACAGCCTGAAAGGCCATCATGACCACAAAGACCATTGATTTTGCGTGTGACCTGAAAGTCAACGGCGATGCCGGCACTTTCGAGGGCTACGGGTCCATTTTCAACATCACCGACAAGGGTGGGGACATTGTTGTGCCTGGTGCGTTCACCGAAACGCTGACGGCTCAGAAAGCGGCAAATCGATTGCCGGCCATGCTCTGGCAGCACCGGCAGGCCGAGCCCATTGGTGTCTACACCAGCATGGAAGAAGACAGCGTTGGTCTGAAAGTGTCGGGGAAGCTCGCGCTCAAGACGGCGCGAGGTGCTGAGGCTTACGAGCTGATGAAGATGGGCGCCATCAGCGGCCTGTCGATTGGCTATCGCGTCCGTGACGACAGTTGGGACCGTGTGACTGGTGTTCGCACCATCAAAAAAGCGGACCTGTACGAGCTTTCACTCGTCACCTTCCCTATGAATGACGCTTCGCGCGTCGCGGCTGTCAAGACCATCGAAGAGCTTGAGAGCCTGTCAGAAATCGAACGCCACCTGCGTGATGCTTGTGGCTTGTCGAAAAGCGAGGCCACCGCCCTGGTGTCTCGCGTCAAGAGCGTCATCGGCCGGGGTGATCCCGGAGAAAGCGCTGATCTGAGGAACGCACAGGAAAGGGCTTCGGCCGTTCTTGCCGCGCTTCGCATCCCGTAACTCCAATCACTCACCGCCAACAAGCCGCCTTCGGGCGGTTTTTTTATTCCCGAAAGGAACATCATGGAAATCAAGCAACTGGCCGACACCATCGAGGAAATCGGCAAAACCGTCGCAGAAATGCGCAAGAACAACGACGCTTTGCTGCAGGCCAAGGCAGACGGCAAGGCCGTATCCGACCTGGAGGCGAAATCGGCCGCGCTGGATAAGCGTCTGGACGAGCTGGGCGACATCAAGGCCGAGTTCGACAAAGTGATCCTCGCCATGCAGCGCCCTGGTGCCGGCGACACCAAGGCGAAGGCCGACATCGAAGCCGAGTGCAAGTCCTGGAACGCCATGCTGCGTGCCGACTTCCAGTCCAAGGGCCGCGCCATCCCCGCCGAAGTGTCGGTGGACGCCTACGCGCAATACAAGAGCGCGTTTTTCAACCTGGTGCGCCACGGCGACATCGAGCGCCTGACCGCCGATGAGCGCAAGGCCATGAGCGCAGGCAGCGACGCGGATGGCGGCTACCTCCTGCCGACCCCGACGGTGGGCCGCATGGTGACCAAGCTCTACGAGCAATCTACCATGCGCCAACTGGCCAACGTGCAGAACATCAGCACCGACGCGTTGGAAGGCATCGCGGACAACGACGAAGCCGACGCCGGCTGGGTCTCCGAAATCGGCACCCGCAACGACACCGACACCCCCCAGGTCGGCAAGTACCGCATCGAGGCGCACGAGATGTACGCCCAGCCGAAGGTGACGCAGAAGCTGATCGATGACGCAGCCACCGACGTGGAAGCCTGGCTCGCCGGCAAGGTGGCCGACAAGTTCGCCCGGGTGGAAGGTGCCGCCTTCACGACCGGCGACGGCGTGGGCAAGCCTCGCGGCCTGTTCAGCTACACGACCGCCGCCACCGGTGACGACACCCGCGCCTGGGGGCAGTTCGAACACGTTGTGACCGGCGCCAACGGTTCGTTCCACACCACCAAGGCCGACCCGCTGCAGGATCTGCTGGGCGCGTTCAAGGACCAGTACCTGCAGAACGCCACCTGGCTGATGCGCCGCGAAGTCCGCACCGCCATCCGCAAGATGAAGGAAGCGACGAGCGACCGCTACCTGTGGGAACCCTCGCTGCAGGCCGGCCAGCCGGATCGGCTGCTGGGCTACCCGGTGCGCATCGACCAGTACGTGCCCGCCATCGCCACCGGCTCGCTGTCGCTGGCCTTCGGCGACTTCCGCGAGGCCTACACCATCGTGGACCGCATCGGCGTGCGCACGCTGCGCGACCCCTACACGGCCAAGCCCTACATCCGCTTCTACTCCACGAAGCGGACTGGCGGGGGTGCGGTCAGCTTCGATGCCGTGAAATTCTTGAAATTTAGCACCTAAGAATTTCTCATTTTCACCGAAAGGAACCCGAATCATGAACCTCTCCAAAGACATCAAGATCACGGTGGTGGAAGCCGCTGCGACGGCTGCGACCACCGAACTGGTCTCCGACGTGCTGGACATGCAAGGCTGGTCTGGCGTCATGTTCATCGCTCTGACCGGCGACGTGACCGACACCAGCGTGCTGACCCTGACCGTGAAGGGCAACAGCGCCAACAGCACCAGCTCGCCCACGCCTGTGACCCAGGGCGCGGCCACCTTCACTGCCGGCGCCTCGAATGCTGACAGCAAGGTGCTGATGGTCGACATCTATGAGCCCAAGCTGCGCTACGTGTTCGCCAGCCTGACCCGGACCACGGCAAACGCCGTGGTGGGCGGCGTGATTGCCATCCAGTACCAGCCCAACAGCAAGCCGACCAGCCAAGACGCCACGGTGATTGCTTCGGCCATCGCCGCCGGCACTGCTGCCTGATCCGGTTGCGTCAAGCCCCCATCGCTGGGGGTTTTTCAGAACCACATCTAAAGGAGCCCACACCATGGCTGAATTGATCGAATCCGGGACCACGACGGCGAACAGCGCCGACATCACGATTGAGGCGGGCGCGAGCGCGTCGCTGTTTCTGAAGTCGGCGGCCAGCCAGACATTGCCTCAAGACGCCAAGGCCGTGATTCAGGTCAAGTCGGCCGATGCCACGTACTACGACATCGGCACCCTGACGGCGACCGACCCGATGAAGGTACTCCAGGCTGCGGGCACGTTCCGCGTGGTGCGTATGGCGGCTTCTTCGGCCTACGGCGTGGACCAGACCTGAGATGTTGTTCAGCCCATTGCGCAGCCCGCTTGCGCCTCCGCTTGTCGCGGTCAGCGGGGTTTATGGGCGGGTGGATGCTGAAACCATGGCCCTCGGCATGAACGTGGCGTGGATCAACTCGTGGTCGGGCGCGTGGGTTTTCTCAAACCTGATGTATCACGCATCTTTGACCCGCGCCTCTGGCACTGGCACATGGTCGCAAGACCAAGGGCTTGTAACAACAACCGATCAGAACGATGTTTTTCGGTTTTTGCTTTCGCCTGTGGAAACAACGCTCCCCGCTGGCGATTACACGGTATTAAACCCCGAAGGATTGCAGGTTCAGGTCGGTGACTTCAACATCCCTGGCACTTGGCGTACAGACACACAATTTACCTTCACGCGGGGCGAGTCTGGTGTGGCAAAGTGCCTGTATGTAAAGGGCAACGTCACCAACGCATTAGGCAATCTCGCTGTGATCGCGCCGGGGCACCTTGAGAAATGGCAGTCCGGGAACGTGTGGCACGACGACTTTATTTCCTTTCACCAGGGTATCAAG